CTGTCTGAATTTGCCACCTGTCGGTGGTATAACTAACAGCACCACCATTTACGGCTACGCTTGTTCCGCGTTGCCAGATTTGAAACGCTGAGTTTAGAATAGGATTGGCGTTTACTGGCACTTGATAGCGCAACCCTGTTGAAGCGGAACTATCTGCTACGAGTGTTTCACCGTTTGCGCCTACTGCAAGGCGTGCTGGTGTGTCGTTGGCACTTGCTGCGATTAGATCGCCCTTAGCGTCCACAATTGAGTTTTGGATCGCGTTAGCATCATCTGATGTGACCCACGTGAAGTCCATGTCGGTATTTGACGCCTTAGACAAAACCTGACCTGATGTGCCGCCAAGCAAATCTGCCATTGAAGTTGCAACGGCTTGACCAAATGTTTCAAAGTCTGCTGGCAAATCCGTGACCAAATCGGTCGCCGTGGGCATTTGCCAATTGAATGGGTTCGTCGGGTTTGCCATGTTGTCTCCTTGTTAAGTGATAATTGTTGCACGTGCCCAGTCAAGCGTTGGCGACACGCCCGACCAGGTAAATGAGTTTGAAATTTCGTTCCATTCCAACGCCTGCAATGAATAGGCAGTTGGCGAAATAGTCAATGAAATTGAAAGGGTGTTGTATCCAGCCTGGAACGACCAGCCTTCGACGAAGCCCTGGAAGATTGAACCCATGTTGGCGGGTAGGTCATTGATTGCGACGGCTTCGCCCATAAACACGTTCAACAAATTATCGCGGTCGGAATTGTCAACTTCAGGGTTGGTCAGGTCAAAAGTAATTTCGCTAAAGATTGCCTGCGGGTCTTTTCTAAGGGTCAAATAAAAATCAGCCTGGTATTCAGCATCAACCGTCTTTTCAAGGGTTGTGCTGATAATTTGACCAAGCGTGCCATAAGTCGAAATTGAAGCGGCGTCGCTTGCGCTTGCTTCTTGGCTGTTTTTGTATTGAATCGTTATTTCATTGCGAACGTCGCCTGCACGGGTTTCTACGCGCAAACCTGCCGCGCGTGCTTGGTTGGCAGACAGATCAACGTATCCGTTGGCAGATAGGTATTGGCTGCGGTGAACCGCGTCGGCGTAGGAAATGCGCCCATAGGCGTCTTCATAAATGTATCCCAGCCCTGAAGTTGCCAACCCTGAAACCAGTGAATATACCGTTGCACGTTCGGAAGATCGCGCCTGCAATTCATATTCGCCAGGTGTATCAATTTCGCCAAGCCCCGTATTTTCAGCCGTTGCCCATGTAACGGTTGGGTCGTAATCTTCCCAGGTCAATGCCGCTGGCACTTCATTCCAATTGTTGACCAGCAAGTCAGTCAGCAATGACAAAATTTGATTGCCGTCAAAATCCTTTGAAAGCACGCCGTTGGTCAATGCCTTTTGAAGTCGCGACAATGCGCCCAACGCGGTGATCGAATAAGTCTGCGTGAAAGTTGTTGAACCTACGTCACGAACTTCGACAACAATGTCAACAACGCTGCCGCCAAAAATAGGCACAAAAACGCCTGAAGTGTCTTGGACTTCGATCGAAAGACTGCTATTGACCGAAACGGGAATTGTCGCTTGGGCAAGGTCAATCAATTGAATATTGGCATACCCTGCTTGGGCTTGTTCATAAATGTTTGTTCGCCCCGTGCGAATTGAAAGATTTGCCAAAACTGCGTTGGTGTACGAAACGCCGTCAATTTGTACTTGCCAAACTGGATTCCACTGCGTCATTTTAAATCGCCGCCAGTGCGCCCGCGCCGCCTGTCCCGCGGTAATAACTTGAATTCAAAGTTTCGACAATTGTGCGGGCAGTTCCTTCTTTGTCGAATGCACCAGTCACCGTCAAGTTGATCGTTGTGCCAGCGCGGTCTTTTTCTTCACCCATGCGGAATGAACCAGGGTTAAAGTTTGAACCAACGGCAATACCCGTGGAAGCGGCAGCAGCAACACTGGCAGCCTTTGCCACACCACCACCACCCCCGCCGCCGCTTGTCCCGCCTGAACTTGGTGTCGGAATAGTTGGAAGTTTGGTGTTTGTGCTTGGAATCGTTGGCGTTTTAATTGACGGAACACTGACCGTTGGTGTTGTAATTTTTCCTACGTTTGGCAAAAATGGAATTGCGTTATAGGCAGAAATCAACGCATTGATTCCAGCAACCGCACCGGAGATTAGACCGTTCAAAATTTTGACAACGCCCGCAATTACGTCAATGACACCGCCTGCAATTTTGCCTGCAACCTGTAAAGCCCCGCCCAGTACCGTGCCAATGACGGGTGCAAGATAGGTCGCAATGTAGCCGCCAAATTCTTTAAATGTGTCAAGGTTGTCGCCAATTGCGTTTTTGATGTAACCAAACGCTTTCAGTAAGCCATTGATGATCGGCGTGAAAGTGTTAACGATTATGTTTCCCAGGGTCGTGATAACCCCGCCAAGCCCGTTGCCGTTAAGGCTAAACGCACCCGAAAACGCATTGATAATTGGAAGCGCATTATTGTTGATGAAGCCCATTAGTTTTTCAAGAATAGGCAACAAAGCAAAACCAATTGTTTCTTTCGCTTCGTTGAATGCAACCTGCATGCGTGCAATTCGTCCCGCGTATGTGTCCGCGTTACGTGCAGCAGCCCCGCCAAATAAATCTGAAAGTTTAGATTGAACCTGGGTGAAGTTCATTGTTCTTAATTCAGCGGCTGAAAGTCCAATGCCCAATTTGCCCAATGACGCCGTGTTTCCGTCATACGCCTTACCCAATGCGTTCGCAACTGTTTCAAGCGGCTTACCTGTCGCCGTTGAAATGTCCAGGGCGGTTGAAAGTAATTCTTGCGCCTTTTCCGTGTCCATTGTGCTTCTTGCCAACCGCGCCAACGCGGGACGAAGATCGTCGTCAGCCACACCCGTGGCAAGTGACATTTGAAGAATGGATTGTTCAGTAGCGGCAATTTGTGCCTTTGTCGCGCCCGTAGCGTTTTCCAACGCCAACGCCAACTGTGTTTGTGCCTTCTCGTCTTCGATCGCGGCTTTGACCCCGTCAATGCCTATTTTGACGGCATAAGCACCAGCGGCTGCGGCTGCGGCAACGAATGCCGCGCCAACCATTTTGCCAACCTTGCCCATTTTGTCGCCAAAGGTTTCAACGTCCTTTGTGGCAGTTTTCAGCGATTTGTTAAGATTGTCAACGTCGCCAAGAATCGAAAGTTTAAGGGTACGACTGCCAGCCATTAGTTGTATTCCTTAACTATCTTGGAAAACGATTCTTCCCATTTTTTTACGATCTGCGGTTGGACGCTTCGAAGTGTTGGGTAGATAAACCAGCCGCGTGACCCACGGCCTTCACGACCTGACCACACTGGAAATTGCTTATATTTATTTGAACCAAATTCAACGCCACCCCAAATTTGTTGGGTTGTTGCCCCGCCGCTTAGTTTTTGTCCAGCAAAACCAAATGAAATTTCACCAATTTTTGATGACTTGGAAACCTTAGAACCGTCAGCGACACGGTTGTCAACAAGGTTGCGGGTACGACTTGACGCCGTTGCCTTAATCTTACCTTGAACAAATGTCGCCAATTCGCTGGTTGCTTCTTTGGCTTGCGCCAACGCTTTGTCGTCCATTGCTTTGAAAGAACGGACAATGGCACGCAATTCGTTCTTGTCATAACTGATCGCGTCTTTAGCCATTTGCCCGCCTTTCCAAAATCTCAATGACTGTCAAAATGTCTTCGGCACTTTCAAATTCGCTGGGCGGTAGCCCCGTTGCCAGGGCTACTTCCCAAACTATTCTGCTAAGGCTTCCGACTGGGTGGCTTTTGGGTTTGCTTCACCGACGATCACTTCGGAAATAGTTTCCGTCCATGCTTCGATTGGCTTGACTGGTTTCCCAGCGGCTTCTCGCTTCATGGCGTGATAGGCAAGAAAGACAAGGTCAGAAATTCCGATCTTCTCTTGCGCCTGGGAAATTGTGTTCCCCGTGTGCTTCTCCCACTTAACCCACTCAGGCGGTGCAGCGGTGTAAGTGATCTGCGTGCCGTCGTTATATTCAATTGTTATTGGTAGTTTCATTTTGTCTCCCGATTGTTAGTGACTAGAAAGTCTCTGAAGGTGTTCCCACCACTACGAATGATAGATCAACGGTCTGCGCGTCAGGTGCTGCCCCGCCGACTGAAGGAAATACTGGCATGACGTTAAATGCAAAAACCGCACCAGTTGCGGCAGTCAATGAAACTGCAAGTGTTGTGTTTGGCGCAGTTTCGCATGCAGTCCACAATGCTTCGCACAATGATGAAGCCGCACCCCAGTCTGCAAGCATTGAAATATCAAATGTCCATTGGTCGTCAATGTGCTTATAAGCCTTGCCGTCAAGTGTTTGGTAAGTCTCGACGGTTGGTGAATTCGCAAGTGTTGCGCTGGTCGCCTGTGCGTCGTAGTTAACTGTTGCAATGGTCACGACTAAATCGCGACCAGTGATGATTGTCGTTGGCATTTTGTCCCCTAAGTTGTTTGTGTGTAGTACGTCGAAACATTGATGTCTGCCACCAGCATTGGACTTTGGCCTACTTCCAACACCGTCGGCTTTTCAACAACGCCAACAACGTATCCTGCGGGCATTGCCGCAAGAATTCCTATGATGAGTTTTTCCAGGTTGTCTAGTGAACCTGCGTTGCTATTTGAAGCAACAATTGCAGTGATTGCAAAATTAAGTTTGACCTGTGTTTTGGCTTTACCAATTAGCACGACTTCCATAAATGGTGAATCGGGCACAATTACTATGGCAGGGGGAATTGGCGATTCGGGAACGGACGCGTAGCAGGTAGCAGCCAAACCACTGAAAGCATTGGCTAGGGCTGCACGGGTTTCCGCAATTGAGTTGGCTGGCACTTATTGAACGACCGTTTCAACGTCTAAGAATGGCATGAGTAAGGTCGACACGCGGTTGGTCAGGCTTCGACCCATACGGTAAGGCGTTGAAGCAAAATCTACGCCTTCGATCTGCCCACCCGCTGCAACGCGTGATTGGAATACTTCAACGCTGACTGCAAGGATTGCCGATTCAATTGGCGCGCTAGTTGCGTAAATGTCAGCCGCTGAATAGCCTGAAAGTGTTGCAGTGCCTGTTGGAATTATGTCGCGCAATGTGACGTTTGTTGAAGTCAATGCAGCGGTGAAATAATACGGTGTTACTGTCACGACCGTGTGGGTCGCCGTAAACGGTGCAGGCAAACCAGCAACAATGACTGACTGACCAGCAACAAAATGGTGTTCGCGTTGCGTGTAAAAATAAGCAACATTTGATTCTAGTTTGTAAGCGTTAACGGCTGAAGTGTTTGCAACCAACATGGGCAAAATAACGGCTTCAGCGGTGTTGATAATTTCGTCCAGGTAACTGTCTGAATAAAGTGAAACGGACACGCCAAGCACCGTGCGCAATTGGCTTGCAGTAACAATGACTGGCATGTCCGTTTCCTTTCGATCGGCTGCGGCGAGATCGGGAGAACCCGCCGCATGATTAGTGGGGGTAAGTTATCAGGTCTTATTGATACCGAATGCGCCTGCACCGATTTTCGTTGCAATTGCACCGTATCCATAAACTGAAACTGATACCTGACCTGAAGCAATAACGTCTGCGCGTAGGCGATACGTTGGTGATTCATACCATGTGTATGCAGTTGGGTTGATGATCAGCATTGAATCATCTTTGTCAGTGTCATTTGCTGACGGAACGTTTGCGGTGACGTAAAGATCAAGTCCTGCAACGTTTCCACGAATTGAATCTGGACGAACTGAACCACCCGCGTTTGAAGGTTGTGCAGCCATGTAGATTGGACGACCTGAATCGTTCAATGTCATTAGGTTTGCCCATTGTGAAGTGTTCGCAAGAATGTTGCGCGCAAATCCCTGTGTGTTTGAATAAACTGAAGCAGCACCACGTGAAACAAAACCAAGCAATTCAGATGCGGTTGGGTATGTTGTCAGTGTTGTTGCGTCGGCTGTTGCACCGCTTGCAAGTGCAGTGTAGACGGCTAGGTCTGTTGCTTTTGCGTACGCTGCTGACATGTTTGTCAATAACTCATTGAAAAATAGCGGTGAAGTACGGTCAAGCAATTCAACGGAAAATGTCTGTTGTCCTGCGTACTTCTTGACGGATACTGAAAGGAAACTTGAAGCCTGATCAGTTTCTGAAGGTGTGCCTGCTTCGGCAGTTTCTGCCACTGTTGGCATTGTTGTGATCTTTGGAATTTCAAAAGACATGCCAGCGTCAGGCAAGACCCCACGGCTGATCGCGTCCACGGCACTTCTTGTCGTGTTTGCTAGTCCATTGATTACTTCAGTCAACTGACGTGTAGGAACTAAACCTGCGTTGTCTGTTGTGTCGTCTGCTGCTGCAACGTACTGACGAGCATTCTCGTCACCCAATGAAGCGCGGATTGTGTTTTCTAGGTACTTAGCGGCGGTGAACTCTAAGCGTGGCTTAGTTGTCCAACCACCGACCGCAGCATTTACGTTTGCGGTTACTGACTGGGCGGCTTCTACCGTTTCGGCGGTTGAAGCGTCTTTGACGGTGTCTTCCACTTCGTCTTCTCCTTCTGTTGGTTGTGCTTCAGGTTCGATTGTCGAATCTGAAATTTCTGTTTCGCCTTCTGTGGCTGCTACTTCTGCAACGCGTGCTGATCGAATGGCAGGTTCTGATGTCAATGCGACACCAGTCATTTCACCCTTCAGAATGCGCACTGTTCCGTCTTTAAGTGTTTCGTATTCGTCAAAATAAACTTCAACGCTGAAACCGTCGCGCAAACCTTCAGCGGCTTCAACCAATGCGTCATTTCCCGCAGTTGTTTCAGCAATTTTGAATGTTGCGTCAATGCCCTGATCGCTTGATTGAATTGAAAGTGTTTTGCCAATGCGACGTGTGCGGTCGTGTTCAAGATTAAGCAACACCGGGGTCGCTTCAATTGAATTCTTTGCAAATTGCACTTTACCAATTGAAGCGTTACCAGTTTCTTCAAATGTGACAATGCGCCCTGTAATTGTGCGACTGTTTGAATCAGCAGCCGTGATTGCAATTGGTGTGATCAGTTTTTTCATAGCAGCATGTCTTCTTCCTCGCGTATTTCTTCGATCGACATTGCGCCGATACGATTTAAGATTTCATAGACCTGCGCGCGTTCGTAAGGATTGCCACGAAGGAAATCGTCAAGATCAAACATGACTTTGTTGCCTGCTGGTGTAAAATCAGCAAATGAAAGGCGTTGTTCGATTATGGACATGTAATTTCTAAAAGCAAAATCAACCAGGTCGCGCCTTTTGTCTAAGGCGTTTGAATAGGTAAAACTGGATTGTTGCGAATCTGTAAAGTATGCAGGCAAGCCGCAAGCGCGTGATAATTCAAGTGCAACGTAATTGCGGGCTTCGTTTAACTGCAAATTCTTTGGGTCGTAACCAATTGTTTCAAGCGTTACGTCAGCATTTAAAAACGCGGTTGATTTGTTGCTGCGTGCGGTGCGCCATGATGACAACAATTTTGCGACGCGGTCTGCTGGAAGTGATGTGCCATTTGATTTCAAAACCATTTGCGGTATTGGTTCATTGGCAAAATTCATTGAAGCCTTTTCAAGTGCGGCAGCCGCCTTGATTGTGCGACCTGCGCGTGCAAGCAAACCTTCTTGCGTGTTTGGAAACACGACTAGGTTTGTCGGGTCAATTGGTGTGCCATCTATTTCGTAAGAATCAATTTCTGTTCCATTGGCGTTTGTTGTGATTGAAACGCGTTCAGGTGCAACACGTTCCATTGCACGAATTTTTCCCGTGTCGGCATAACGTTCCATAACGTAGCCATACGCAGAATTGTGGAAAAATAAATCTGAAATTATCCATGCCCAAAATGTTGAACCTGGGATTCGTGGGTCAGGCTGATTGATCACGCGCGGTTGCGTTACCTTCTCCCCTGTTGCTTCATTGCGTGTGTGCATTGGCAATGACGAAATTGTTTGAATGATTCCTAATGCGCGCGCAACTGTTGGCACACTCATTGCCTCAGCACGATTGGCATTTTGTATGCCGAACAAGAAAAAATTATTGTTTTCGGTAAAATACGGCGCAAGTGAAGCGTCAACGTCTAAAGGCGCGGCTGGAACGGCAGCCGCAACCTTTGGCACAAATAGATCAAATAAACCCATGTGCAAATTGTGTCAGGCTTATACGATCAACCCACCATGATGTCAAGATCATTCTCTGGGCGTGTCGCGAAATGTGTCACCAGCGCGGTTGCCACTGCACCGCAAACGACCGATTGTGACGCACGCCTTCCGATAACCCAGCCGCCGTCGCCACGACGCAATTGAACCGCTGCCAAGACTTCTTCGGACAACTGCGACTGCCCACGGTGTTTTAAACGACCTGAATTGATCGCTGACAACATTTCGTCACACGCTTGCGGATAAACGCCGTCCATGTCGAAAATTGGAATGCCAGCAGGTGCAAGGCGGGCTGCTACGGCTGCGCTGGTCTTTCGGCTATACAAAACGTATTCGGTTGGGTATTTGCGCGCATAATCGGCAAGATCGTTGGCAATTGCCTTATCGTCCAATTGAAGATCGTTTTGCCAGGTGTGCAGTAACTTCACAACAAATTGTTCCCCGCCCAATTTTTGCGCCCCAACAAGTGAAGCAAATTTTCTGCACGGCGAAAGATCGATCGCCAACCAGGTCAATTTGTCAATGTCCAGGTCGACGGTCTTATCCAGGCAATTACCCCAACTGGAAGCGTCTACGGCAGAATTGATTGCCACGACCCACCTACACAATACTTCGGTCATGACCACGTCAGGTGGGTCGTTCAAAACGCTTCGCACGTTGTCCGCGTGAATCAGTGTTCCCATTGAAGGATTGGCATGCCGTGCGTTTTCCACACTGATTTCGTCGGTTGGTGCTGACCATTCAAAATAGCCAATGTCGTCTTCGACCCCTGCAATGGAAGCCAGGGCACGATCGCGAAACTGGTTCAACACAACGCTGGAAGAATCGCCTGCGTTTGTGTACGCCATGACCATTGGGTTTGCCGCAGCCATAAGGGTATAGCGAAGCGACGCAAACGATTCAATGTCGTTCATTTCGCGCAATTCGTCTAGGTGAATGGTTGACGGTCGTGAAACACCACGGGCAGCCGAACCGCCGGCACGCACAATAAACCGATTGCCTGTCATAGTCTCGATTTCTTCGCCGCCGTGTTGCCAGCGAATCTTCTTGACCTGTTTTGCCAGGTTGTCATTGCCTTCGATCATTTGAACCATTGCCCTGAATTGTTCAAGTGATGTGGACAAGCGGTGCGCCGACCCAATCTGCAAGGTTTCGTCCCATAGAAAAAGACCACCCAAAATTCTGATCAACTGTAAAAATGATTTTCCATTTTGACGTGCCACGACGATCGTGTTCACGGGCGACGCCCAGCGACCGTCAGGCTTAACTTTGTGCGTGTGGATAAGTGCGAATTTTTGCCATTCCAGCAAATCAATCTTCAGGCTGCTGGCTAAATCAATTAATTCACCCCCGCGTGAAGGTAAATCGTTCAATGGCGTGTGGATTCGTGGGGTTTGGACGCCAAATAGCCCATTTTCACGATCTGTGTCCCTACCCAAAACCGTTTGAAGCCCGTTTAAGCCTTCTTCGGTCGGTTGGCGACCTGTTATGACCTTCTCAGTCATTTTCGTGGCTTCTTGAGTCGTTTTTGGGGGAATTTAAACCAGGAAGGGTCAGGGGTGTCGGTGTGCTATTAAAAAACCGCCCCCCTTTGCTTGAATTGCATGGTGTGCATAACGATTGAAGATTCCAGTCTTCATCAGTGCCATTCAGGCTTCTTGGAACTATATGATCAACCGAATTGGCTTCACTACCACAATGCTGGCAAGTGTAACCGTCACGTTGAAGGATACGGCTTCGAATCTTGCGCCATTTGGCAGTGCTGCCATTGTGCTTCAATGCACTACTCATCAATACCAATTCCTTTCCTGATGAAATGCCCACGCCTTGCATGGCGTTTGATAACGTTTTGTTATATATCTGATTGTTGCGTCTATTTGACGATAAGGGTCAAGGTCACGATAGTGCTTCGATCTCATTTGACCCAGTCCATAATGACTGCCATTACGTGCAGTGTATGACCAACGTGATTCTTTTGTAATGATCTTATGAAAGCATTGAAATTGCTCATAATTAAGGATTCGACTATGTGCATATAACTTCAAATGGTCTATTGAATAGTTGGCTGAATATGCAGGGTTTGCCCCTTGCACTGCGATTAAGGCTGAAGCGATAAACACCAGGCGTTTTTTTATCTTTGTCTTTTTACCTTTTAAGACTGAAAGAACTTCATTCTGTCGAAAGAACTTCAAATCCTGGGTTGTCTGTATGCGTCCAGCGTACACCCCCCCTGCAAGCCCTTCACGCTTACGCAACGCCAATGATTTGATAACGACTTTATAACGATTTGATAACGTTTTGTTATAAAGGCTTTTCCCCATTGTGTGTTCAGGTTGTGGATAACTCATTGATGACCCCAGCCTTTACCCTTGAAGGATATGCCAAATGTTGAGTAGGTTCGACTCATGTCTTGCCCGCAGCAGATTGGTTGTCGTTCTTCATGAATACTTCGATCCACTTCAACACTGATTTGGCACACTTGGCATTTAAACTCATAGATTGGCATTTGAAGCCCCTATTTGTGCAACCGTCATGCAACTGCACACGGTGCATTGAATCGTTTCCACACCTGGTGGCAATAAATCGGTAATCCTGTGGATTAACTGAAGCGTGACCTTCTTGCATTTGCGACATTCAAATTGCACTTTGTCCATAATTGCTTCTCCGTAAGTTTTCGATCGGCTGAAGGTTTATTTGTGTTACCCACCAATTAGGTTGCTTTGAATGGCGGTACTTGGGACGCTGCGCCATTGATATGGGAATCCACCCCGCAATGAAATAGTGCGGTGCTTGACCCGTCACCAAAACGGCAATGTCTGTCGGTCTGTCATATTCGTGAATTATCAATTGCCCGGTCACGTACTTAGTCCAGCGCACTTCAATGGCATTGCCTACGTCAGCCTTACCTTTGAATTTTTGTTCATAAGGGTCAAATGGGAGATCGAAGTATTTTGCGACCGCCCATTCGCTGCCGATTGCTTCAGCCGTTTCAACAAGGTATTCATAGGTTGACAGGTCTTTTTGGTATCGCTGCGGGTTTGCCATTGTTTTGCCTGTATCGGCTTCCCACTTAATTGCTGACAACATGCAAACCATTTGTTCTTCGTGGGTCAATGTCATTTTCATTTGAATTCCACCAGGATTGAAGGAAATGGTGCTGAACCGATTTGACCACCAAATTTCAAACGCCCACGAATAAACGTGACTTTGTGCTGGATTGCGTAATCGTGAAACCAAGCCGTATCCGTACGGGCTGGCAACAACATGACAATTTCAGCATGTCGGGCTTCATTGTGGGCTTTACGTACCCAGTCCTTAATTACCCGACCGTATGGCGGGTTACACCAAACACGATTGCCTTCCCAAGTAATTGCCAAACCA